CGCGTGTTGTGTAGGCTGGTGTGTCCATGTGCTGGTGTGCCGCTAGTGTGTCCATGTGCCGCTGGTGTGTCCATGTGCCGCTGGTGTGTCCATGTGCCGCTGGTGTGCCGCTAGTGTGCCACTGGTGTGCCACTGGTGTGCCGCTGGTGTGCCGCTGGTGTGCCGCTGGTGTGCCGCTGGTGTGCCGCTATAGGTGCCCATACGGACCCACACTTGTGCCCATCTGTCCTCAGCTATTTCCGGTACTATTCACACACTGGTGGCCCCTCAGGTGGCATGGTGTGTGCATACAGTACCACAATGGTACCCAATGCAACAAGCGTGCCACTTCTGGGTGTCATAAGGGAACCTGGGGGCCGGGGGGGTTTATTGTACAGTGGAATTTATGGTGGTAGGCCCATAATTTTACAAAAGGCCAATTTGAAAAAGAAGGGGGGAGGGGACCCATTAGAACAAAAAAGTGGAGAATTGTTACCCTTTAGGCCCGAATGGAATAAGGGGCTAACCCTTTGATTCGAAAGGGAATAGGAGGGGGGTCCGATGTGGCCACTTGAGGGGGTCCAAAAGGGCCACTCGAGGGGGTCTTAAGTGACCCTTAGGGGCCCCAAAGGAGGAATATTGGATAATTTATGCAAATATTTACAAATTAGGACACAAATGGAGAAAAGTGTGGTACAATATACTTAAGTTAAGCAGTTCAGTCAACTAAAGAGTCAACTATACGAGTAACCTTCCAGGGTTTTCCTCCTACTACTCCTTACTCCTTTACAATATTGTTAACAAGAGGAGTGACCCTGAGGACACTAAGGGTGAACACATCTTCTCCTTAGGACACTTAAGTTGACCCATGTGTAGACCCTCTGGGCCTTCGTACCCTTAAGAGTACGGGGCCCGTACCCCACCTGTGGACAATCCCTTTAAGGACCCCTCCGAATGAGCGCCGAAGACACCCCAAACGAAGAATCTGTACAGAAAAAAAAGAAGGTGGGTAGACCCCCTAAGCGTACCGAAAAGCGGCCCGTGGGGCGACCCAAGGGCGAAGGTACCATTATGAAGGAGTACAGGGAGCGTATGCTTAACTCCCCTCGCTCCAAAAAGGTGCTAGACTCCATCTTTGCTGCCGCTCTGGACGATGAGCATAAGAATCAGGCCGCTGCTTGGAAGATTATCGTTGACCGTATCGTACCCGTATCTGGGTTCGAAAAGCTCGCTGGAGGGGGGCAACGGAACGCCATTGAGATTAACATTTCTGGTGTACCCGGGGTCTCCATTGGCAGTACATCCAGTACGCCCAGCGACGGCGCTGAGGACCCCCTTGAGGGCTCCTTTGAGGAGCTGAAGGATGACTGACCTAGCCATCCAGCTGCTCCCGTGGCAAGAGGAGATTTGGGCGGACCCTACGCGCTTCAAGGTGATTGCAGCGGGTCGTCGGTGCGGCAAGTCCCGCTATGCCGCCTACCGCCTCATTGTAGAGGCTCTCCAGTCATCTACAGGGCACGTGTTCTACGTAGCGCAGACGCAGGGCCAAGCACGGGACGTTATGTGGTCCGTATTGATGGAAGTAGGCCGCCCCGTTATTAAGTCGGCACACATCAACAACCTCCAGATTACTTTGGTGAACGGGTCGACCATTTCCCTTAAGGGAAGTGACCGCCCAGACACCATGCGGGGCGTCTCCCTGTCCTTCGTCGTACTAGACGAGTTCGCCGGCATGAAACCTTCCGTGTGGGAGGAGGTCCTACGGCCCGCCTTGGCGGACCAGAAGGGCGATGCGGTGTTCATCGGTACCCCTACTGGACGTAACCACTTTTGGGAGATGTTCCAGTACGCAGAGATGTCGGGCGACCCTGACTGGAAAGCGTGGCACCTTACATCGTACGACAACCCACTGCTGGACCCTAACGAGATTAAGGCCGCCAAGCGGTCCATGTCTTCGTTCGCGTTCCGTCAAGAATTCGAGGCCAAGTTTGAAGCAAAGGACTCCGAGCTGTTCAAAGAAGAGTGGCTCCAATTCTCAGAAGAAGAGCCGACCAACGGCTCCTACTATATCGCCATCGACATGGCGGGGTTTGAAAACGTTGGAGGCTCAACTAAGAAGTCACGACTGGACCAAACCGCCATCGCAATCGTAAAGGTCTTGGACAACGGGGACTGGTACGTCAAGGACATCCAGCACGGGCGTTGGGACCTAGACGAGACAGCCACAAAGATTTTTAGTGCCGTACAGAAGTATAAGCCCGTTTCTGTAGGAATTGAGCGCGGGATTGCCCAACAGGCTGTCATGTCCCCGCTTTCAGACCTCCAGAGACGGCACAATCGTTTCTTCCGTATCGAGCTCCTCACGCACGGGAACAAGAAGAAAACTGACCGTGTGGTCTGGGCCCTGCAGGGTCGTATGGAAAACAAGCGAGTCACTCTAAACAAGGGCGACTGGAACAGCGCCTTTATGGACCAGTTATTCCAGTTCCCGTCTAAGCTGACCCACGATGACCTTATCGATGCCTTGGCCTACATCGACCAACTGGCGGACTCTATCTACCCATCCATGCTCGATACGCTTGAAGACTGGAACCCATTCGACCCTGAAACAGGATACTGAGGATGCTCAACTACAGACAGCTTCAAGCTGGGGACACCATTACGGTACACTACAATGGCTCCGGAAGCGACCGCACCACAACAGGCACCTTTCAAGGATTCGTCGGGCCAGACAATCACGTAGTCCTTACGACCCCCACAGGGGAGACGGACACAGCACTACAAAACGTGCTGCTATTTAACAACTACTACTACATCGAGAGAGCAGCCTAATGGTTAAAGCCTACGAAATGGAAGGTAAGATTGTCAACGGAGAGGACGACGACGCCCTTCACGACAACAGCCTAGAGAGCGGCACATCCCTTTCTGGGTACGTTCTCGGTAAGACTCAGGAATGGGCAGACTTCATTGAGTCCAACTTTTACTCCCAGTGGGACGAGTACTACCGTCTGTGGCGGGGTATCTGGGCCCAAGAGGACCGTACCCGAGAGAGCGAACGCTCGCGTATTGTCACTCCGGCACTACAGCAGGCCGTTGAGTCCTCAGTAGCGGAGATTGAGGAGGCTACGTTCGGACACGGTAAGATGTTCGACCTACGGGACGATGTAGCAGACCAAGAGACACAAGACGTTGCTCTGCTGCGTACCAAGATGACGGAAGAGTTCTCTAAGCAGAAAATTCGGGCTGCGTGTTCCGAAGTTCTCATCAATGCTGCCGTATATGGCACAGGCGTGGCTGAGGTAGTCTTGGAGGAAATTGAGGACCTTTCACCGGCAACACAACCGGCCATGGGCGGCGCAGTAGAAATGGTGGGGACCAATATGGTGTCCCGTCCTGTAGTACGTATGCGTCCCATCCAGATGCGTAATTTCCTTATCGACCCGGTGGCCCGTTGTGTAGACAGCGCCCACGGTGTTGCGATTGACGAGTTCGTTCCGGCACACTACGTAAAGAGCCTGCAGGAACAAGGCGTGTACAAGGACTGCTACGTTGGTACAGCCGCACAGGACAACGACATCGAGCCGGACCCGCAGCTTGACACTACGCCTACAGATGACAAGGTACGCCTCCTGAAGTACTACGGCTTGGTACCTCGCCACCTATTGCGACTTGCGCAGGATATGCTCAACAAAGTCGAAAGCAATGACGAGTTGGACGAGTACGCTGAGCCAGAGGAAGAAGTGGTAACGCTGTACGACGACGATGATGAGGACTCGGATGAGTCGTACTGGGTCGAGGCATGTGTCGTTATTGCCAACCAAGGCGTGCTACTGAAGGCGGAAGAGAACCCGTTCATGATGCAGGACCGACCTATCGTAGCATTCCAGTGGGACATCGTTCCAGGAATGTTCTGGGGACGTGGTGTCTGCGAGAAAGGGTACAACTCTCAGAAGGCTCTCGACGCAGAGATTCGTGGTCGTATCGACTCATTGGCGCTCACTATCTTCCCAATGCTGGCTATGGATGCTACCAAGATTCCTCGCGGGCACAAGCCTCAGGTACGTCCCGGCAAGATGATTCTTACTGCAGGTAATCCGAATGAGTCCCTTAAGGAGTTCAAATTTGGCAATGTGGACCAGATTACGTTCGCTCAAGCGGGCGAGCTACAGAAGATGGTCCAGCAGGCGACAGGAGCAATGGATGGTGCTGAATTCGCTCAGGGAATGGGCAGCAACAATAAGACTGGCGCTGTTTCTATGGCTATGGGCGCTCTTATCAAACGGCACAAGCGCACGTTGCTCAACTTCCAAGACTCTTTCTGGCTACCGTTCGTCGAAAAGGCGGCGTGGCGCTACATGCAGTTCGACCCGGAGAACTACCCGGTCCAGGACTACAAGTTCGTTGCAGAGTCCTCACTGGGCACAATGGGCCGAGAGTATCAAGTTTCGCAGCTCGTGCAGCTCCTACAGACCACTTCCGACCAGTCCCCTTTGTACGGCACTATCGTACAGTCGATTGTGGACAACATGGATGTACCGAACCGAGAGGAGCTCCTAGGGAAACTCCGAGAGGCGTCACAGCCTAACCCTGAGGAGCAGAAACGCCAGCAGCAGATGCACGAGATGGAAATGCGTGCTAAGATGGCTCAAATTGCTGTCTTCGAGGCCCAAGCAGCCGAGTCCAATGCGCGTGCTCTCAAGTACAACGTTGAGGCTGAGCTGGAGCCACGTAAGGTCGAGAACGACCGTATCGACGCCGTTACTGACATCCGTCAAGGCGTTGAGACAGCCGACTTTGAGCGTCGCCTCAAGATTGCGGAGACGCGCCTTAAGGAAAAGGAACTGAACATGAAGGACCGTGAGTCTCGTTCCCGTTCAGCCCAAACGCAGTAAATCGCCAACTACTATAAAGGAGCACTACTATGTTAATGCGTGGAGACATGAACAAAATTCTGGAGGAGGTCAACGGCGTCCTTGAGAAGGCTTTTAAGCGAATTGAGGACCTCGAGGACCGTCTCGGAGAGCTCGAGAAGCCCAAAACGGCAGTAAAGCGTACCACCACTACAAAAAAAGAAGAAAATTCCTAAAAAGTAGGACACAAATGTGTATTCGTGTGGTATAATATGGATATTACATAAATAAACGTATTCGGGTCAGCTGGAGAGCGGGCGGGTCTCCAAAACCTTGCCGAGTCAGTGCAACTCTGACCCCGTTTGCCAATCCCCTCGCTGGTGGTCTGCCAGCGGAGTGGCTACGAACCACACCTGATGGAGTTCAATTCTTCACGAGGGGCCCATTTTGCGTCTATGGTGTTTAAGGCGGCATATTAGCTTTGGAAGCTTTCGGACAAGGTTCAATTCCTTGCTCTCTGACCAACAATTGCGGTTGTACAGTTACCGTCCGAGTCTCATAAGCTCAGGACGCAGAGTGCAAGTCTCTGTTCCGCAACCAATTAGCCCATAAGGGCAAACATATTGGGGTTTAGCGGCCCCGATAGGGAATGGCTGAATAAGGGGTCACCGATAGGCCCCTAAGGCAACTGCTGGCGAAGTAAAGGGTCCAAGGGCTACTGCTGAGGACCTTCCCTGAGGTGGAACTCGTATAGTCTCCTCAAGACGAAACAGTGGTGTAAAGGGTAAACTACATAGGCTTGTACTATCAACCCTTTTGGCGGTAAACAAGAATCCGCCTTCCCAACTTTTATTCTATGCCTCGGTGACCCAACTGGCAGAGGTGGCTGTCTTAGAAACAGTTTATGTGTGGGTTCGACTCCCACCTGAGGTACCAAATATGCAGAGACTGGGCATGAGTGAGCCCCCCACGCTGTAAACGTGACGCGCGAGCTGTGGTAGTGCAAATTCTACCTCTCTGCACCAATATGGGGAATGCGCTGGGTACGCATGATTCTTTTGCAAGGATTCTGAGCAGAGTTCAATTCTCTGATTCTCCACCAAACAACAGAGGGTGATGCACACTGGGTGTGTCTTCGGTTGCTACCTGCTAGGAGCCTTGACGGGCTTGGAGTTCGATTCTTCCTCCCTCTGCCAATACCCCTATGTGGACACACTAGGGTCTTCTAAACCTAAAGTGGTCAGTTCGAATCTGGCTGGGGGTTCCATAATGTTTTTTGTAGTACTCGCACAGACAGGGGCAGTAGCGGTGCCCCAAACAGCTAAGACGCTCTAAGACACTCATACGAACACCTTAGAGCGTCCTTAGTGTAAATAGGCTAACACATCGGCCTTTTAAGCCGAATGATGCGGGTTCGAGTCCCGTGGGGCGTACCACTACTGCCGCAACACTTTCTGTTGGGGTATGGTGTACATAGTTAACACACTGGGCTTTGAACCCGGAGCACTCGGAGCATTACCGAGTACCCCTTCCAATATTCCTATAGGTATGCATAGTATACCTATGTGAATATCCAGAGGTAGCTGAGATAGATTAGCATTGGCCTGAAAACCCAAAGAGGTTGGCGCAATACCAACCCTCTGGACCACTGGTGAGGTACCTGAAGCAGGACTGACGGCTGTGACCCTGATGAAGAGGAGCGTTACCTCGCCTCACCCCAAACACTGCCCCTAAAACATTGATAGTGATGTACTTGCCTTGTAAGCATGAGAAGTGGGTGCAAATCCCAACTGGGGCTCCAAATTTAGTAGAGTGGCTGAAAAGGTTAGGCGGGTGGTTGCAACCCATCTTATGCTGGTGCGAGTCCAGTCTCTACTTCCAAGTATTGCCACCGAGAAGTGCACGCTTTTGCGGAAGGTCCCTCAGGGTGAGGGAACGGGACTGTTAATCCTGACGTGACACGTTCGATTCGTGTTTCCGCAGCCAATTCCGGCCTTTTAGTATAAAAGTATTACAGGCGGTTGTCAGCCGTCAGACGAGGGAGCATTACCCTCATGGGCCGCCAATCAATGCCGTAATCGTCTAACTGGACTAGGATGCGAGGCTTTCAACTTCGTCGATGTGGGTTCGAATCCCACTTACGGTACCATACCTCTATAGTTTATGTAGTAAAACACTGAGCTGATAACTCGGAGCAGTGGGTGCAAGTCCCACGGAGGTACCAAACACGCTAGACAACCCATGGAGGCAAGACATGGACCTAGACACACTAGACCAAGAAACCTACCTAGCCGAAATGAAGACCCTCTTCCGTACCCCCGGATGGGAAATCTTTATTGCTGAGATTTGGGACAACGTAAACCGAATCGATAAGGTAGAGAATGTATCCAGTGCCGACGACCTCTTCTACCGGAAGGGACAACTAGCGGCCTTAGGACTGATTCTGAACTTTGAGGAAACCCTTAAGCGGGCTGAAGAAGAGGAAACAGATGAAGGTCCTGAATGATTTCAGCTGTACCAAGTGCGGTACGGTCAAAGAATACTTTGTGGATAACCAAGCCAAAGCAGTTGAGTGCCAAGACTGCGGTGGTGAGGCCACAAAGAAGCAAGCAGTGATTCGCTTTAAGCTCCCGGGTAACGACCCGTCAGGATTTCCTACGGCGTACGACCAGTGGGCTAAGAAACGCGAACAGAAACTTGCAGAGGAGAAGCGTCAAGCTACTTCCGAATAATACTTCCACAATGCGTTAAGCACGGAGATTTATAATGGCAGCAGAAATTTTGGATGACCAGCCCATCGAAGACAACCTTGATGAGCTTCCTACAGACCCGCAGGAAATGTCTACTGACGAGTTGACCGCCGACCTAGGCGCATCACCGGCTCCGGAAGACACCTCTGGTCAAGGGGAGGACGACATTCCCGACAAGTACAAAGGGAAGTCAATCAAGGAAATCGTATCCATGCATCAAGAAGCTGAGAAGCTAATTGGCAAGCAGGGAAGCGAAGTTGGGGAACTGCGTCGTACGTTCGATGAGTACATCAAGAACCAGCTCCAAAATTCAACACCGGCAGCTCAACCGGAACCCGAAGAAGAGGAAGTAGACTTCTTTGAGGACCCCGACAAGGCTGTCAAGAAAGCTATCGAGACACACCCTGAGATTGTACAGGCGCGTAAGGCAGCTGAAGAGTACAAAAGAGCCACTTCTATTTCTCAACTCAAAGAGAAGCACCCGGACATGGTTGAAATTCTTCAGAATCCTGCGTTTGTGGAGTGGGCCCAAGGTACTCAGTACCGAAAGAACCTCTTCCACCGTGCTGATGCAGACTACGACTTTGGAGCCGCTGACGAACTGGTCAGTGAATTCAAGGACCGACATGCCGCGCAACAGCACACTGCTCAACAAACCGTGCAAGCCGAAAAGGCTGTACGCCAACAGGCAGTACGCCAAGCCTCTACAGGGTCCGCCAGTGGAACTAACACTGGTGGGAGTAAAAAAGTGTATCGACGAGCTGACATTATTAAACTCATGAAGAACGACCCTGCTCGGTACGATGCTCTCTCAGACGAAATTCTGAAGGCGTATGCAGAGGGGCGAGTTCGCTAACTGCATAGGAGGCCAACATGGCCGGCTCAAATCCCTTTAACGCAGCACCACAGGTAACTTCGATTCCTGGAATTGCTGGCAACACCGGTACAGCGGCAACGTTTGTACCACAAATCTGGTCCGACGAAGTTATTGCTGAGTACGAGAAGAACCTCGTTCTTGCTAACCTAGTCAAGAAAATGTCAATGAAAGGCAAGAAGGGTGATACCATTCACGTTCCTTCTCCTATCCGTGGCAACGCCTCTCTGAAGGCACCTGAAACATCTGTCAGCCTGATTGCTGAGACTGAACTGGAACTGGTTATCAACATCGACCAGCACTGGGAATACTCACGCATGATTGAGGACATTACTGAAGTACAGGCTCTGTCTTCACTTCGTCGCTTCTACACTTCTGACGCTGGTTACGCCCTTGCGCGTGAAACCGACACACAGCTCTTCCTTGAAGGAACTAAGTTGGGTAACGGTACTGGAGCATCTTGGGTCCACTCTGCTACATTTATGGCCGCTCCTTCTACTGGTGCGATTACTCCGTACACTATCGACACAGTAGACAACACGTACGAGTTCACAGACCAAACTATGCGTGACCTTCTTCAGGTTCTGGACGACAATGACGTACCTATGATGGGCCGCTTCTTTGCGATTCCTCCTAGCCTGTCTAACACGATTCGTGGTATCGAGCGTTACAACAGCTCAGACTTCGTTTCTAACCGTGGTACTCAGAACGGTAAGATTGGTGAGCTGTACGGGGTAGACGTTTACGTTTCTACTAACGTACCGGTTATCGAGACTGCCGCTCAGAACGCTGCTAACGGCGACGTACGCGGAGCCCTTCTGGCGCATCGTGACGCATATGTCCTTGCTGAGCAAGTCGGTGTACGTTCACAAAGCCAGTACCTGCAACAGTTCCTGTCAACGCTCTACACTGCTGACCGTCTATTCGGTGTTCAGTGCTACCGTCCAGAGAACGGAGTTACACTCGCTGTAGCTAACTAAGGTTAACCCCTTTCGGGCCCCTTACCGAGTACCTACCTAGCGTAGGGAAACAGTAACGGGCCCTTTTTATTTACACAAAGGAATTCTCATAATGGCAACAACGCTACTAACAAAACGGGAGACCGGAGACGCGACTGACGCGCCCGTCTCGCTTGGGTACGGTGAGCTTGCCGTTAACACACAGGCTCAGAAACTGTGGGTAGGTGCCTCTGACGGTACGCCTGTACTCCTGTCGGAAGACCGGCGCGTAGCTCCGGGTACGGCCACTAACCAGACACTTAGATGGGACGACACCGCCGAACAGTGGGTTGCCAACGGTGAGTTTACAGTAGACTCGTCTGGCAACGTTTCATGCGCCGGAGCTATCCAGTGGGCTGACTCTCCATCTATCCCGGGGCGCTACTCTATCAACAATACGTCGTACGACCCCGACAACCCGACGTACGGCTTCAATAGCCCGTCAGGCACAGGGATGTTCACAACGGCCCTTGGCTACCTCGCGTTTAGCGCAGGCGGGGCCGAGCTCCTGACGGTTAACCCTCTAGGTTACGTGGGTATCAACAAGCCCCTACCGGAGCGCACACTACACGTACAAGACACGTCTACAATTATTGCAGAGTTTGAGTCTAGCAATACGCTGTCTACAATCGCGTTCCGAGACCAGACGATTCCTGGTGGCGCTGCCGCCTTGGCCCGTATTGGTGCCGCAGGGCCCGACCTTAAGTTCCTCACAGGGGGATTTATCCGAGGAACGTGGCTCGAGAACGGGTTCTTTGGGGTTGGTGAAAGCGCCCCAGCTGCTCAGCTTCACGTTACCGATAATATTGTGGAAGTGGCTCGCTTTGAGAGCGTGGCTGC